TGCGAACGAGCCGCGGGCCCTTTAAACTCAGTGGGTAGGTTCATGCCCCATTTCTTGAGTACCCTGGTGAAACTGGACGGTAACGCCCGACGAAACACCACGAAAACGCGGAAGGACACACCCTCCGCTTAGAAAATTGAGAGGACGCACCCCTCTAGTTTAATATTTAAATTTAACTTTTGCGTTTGTTTAGTTTGTTTTGATTTTGCGAGCCTAGCTCTCTCGTCGCACGCGGAGCCTCATCACGCCGCCAAGGCAAGCATTGACCTGCCAGCTCCTGCAAGCTTGTTGCCCACCCACATGGCTCTGCTGACAGCCATGCCAGTGTTGGCAACAACATCAGCAATATCCTGCACTCCATGGCCAAGCGATGTAGCCTGGCGTACCATCTTATCCCACATGCTATCACTCGCAATCGGGTGATGCTTGTGCGAGGCGCTGGCGGGATGATCCAAGTCAAACCTCACGCGGTACTCGACAGTAATAAGCAACTCGAGAGTCGCTCCCTGCGGATTGTAGATGATAATAGGAGCCCAACCCGTGGACTCGAGCAAATCAGTATCCCACTGGAAAACAGCATCGTTAGTCCTGTCGAGGCTAGAGAACTTGCTAACCTCGGCCATATTCAACGGGTAGGAGTTGATCTGCGTCCCACGAAGCGCTAGCTTAGAGGCGGCTAGAAGGCGTGGACTCTGAAATTGAACGAACTTGTTCATGTAAGAATCCCACGATTCTGCCCTCCCACCAATTTGCACCTGGGTGTTCATCACGCCTGCGTAAATGATTCCAGATGCAGTCTGGAGCGCTGTGGGGCACATGATCTGTACCGATAGTGCGGATGGCACCAGCGTGGCTGACTCTCCCAAACCACCAAGTTCTATAGTGGTCGACGAAGAGTTGCCAGGACCATTGATTGGATTCGCGGCGTTGACGTCCGAAACCATAATCATCTCTGTCCAGCACCCCTGGGTCGGGGAACTGGAAGCAACTCGCTGGAAAGTGCCGATGACATTCGCCACAGTCGATATCTGAACCCTCCGCGTGGCTCTGATGACCGTATAAGGTCCAACAGCCCGCGGAAGAGGCAAATGATGCGGATGCTTGGCATCCCAACACGCCAACGTGTGACCAGTGGTGCATCCAAATGCTCTCTTGGGGGCGGCACCCACGCCGGTGGCGAGCACATTGGTGGCGTGAGAACGGTTCGTTGGACGTTGCTGGCTAGCAGGCGCGCGCTGCCTCCTCCTACGAGGTGGAGCTGCGCGACGACGACGACGAGGCTGCCTACGCCCCGGTCTCATGCAACGAGGTGAAAATTGTTAGCAATGGCGAACCAAAGCGAAAATCGGAGCTCACTTGTTTGTATAGTGTTATGAAGCTCCTTGAACCCTCCAAACTACTGCTTCTCAGTATTTGGTGCCCCTGGTTGGGCGGTGCAGGGGACTTAACTGCACGCACTGGCGCTCGCTCACTCCCAGCTCAGCTCCACGGGCTGGCCAATGCACCAGCCCATGTTGTCGCAAGCCTTGCAAAACACACGGTCAGCGTCCGGCGTGTGACGCAGAGCGAACCGCATGCCGTTCACCATGTCCGACGCTGGAGCCTCGCCATCCACCCTGCGCAAATCAAGGTGGGCAAGCATCTTCACCACGTTGTTAAACGTCGCCTTCCAGACGCCGTCAACCTTCGTGAAGAGATGGGAAGTGAACTCCACAGGTCCCTCTGGATGAGCCGCCTTCTGCGACCCTTCCTTCGTGATGCAACCTGTTGAAGCCAACAGCTCCAGATTCATCAAACCTGTGTGCACGAGATCGTCTCCAGCGGCGGTCTGTTTCTTGGCGCCGCAAGCCTTCGCTGTGAATGAACGAATGGCGGAATTCTGCGCCGAAGTGGAAGGAATGCCACTCGCCGTGATTCCGAACCATTCAAAAGTCCACAAGGCCGTGCCAATCACAATGACGTGGGCAGAATTACATGCCGCTTCCGCCCACAGTAAATCGTTGTAAACTGGGCACGCTCTCGTTGAACGAGAGATGCGTCGCTCGGCGTCAAAATAAATAGCGTCTCTCGACACCGACAGATCCCAGCCGCTGGCATCGCTGGTGTGGAACTCATCATAACCCACGAAATTCGTGTTGCATGGTGCGTGAGGATACTTAATGGAAAGATCGTTAAGCATCTCTCCGATCCTCTTGATTCCCTGGTCATGATGACCCAAGCCCACTGCTTGGCAGTTCAACTGCCCGGAAGCGTAGGCGTGGATATCAGCTTTGTTTTGATGCCGGTGCATCACGTCCTGACAGACCGAATCGATCATGCTGATAACCCAGATCAATCTCCACCTCTCGTCTTTAACTTTCTTCTCATCATGAGCTTCGGTTTTGGTGAAGATCTCTGTGGGATCCTTAAGGCCAAGGCGGATCATATCCTCCGCCTTCAACCAATGAATGTTCTCACCTTCAGCGATGCGGAGCGCTAAACGCACCATCACGCAATACGCCAAAACACTCCTGTCGTGCGCAGTCCTAGACCACACACCTTTCGTGCCTGCTCTGACGCGCGCGGACCAACCAGCAGATTT